TCTAAAAAATCAAAATTAGCTTGTCTAGATTGAACATAAGCAGCACCAACAACTGCATTAATTCTAGCATCTACTCTAGGATCGGTATAGTACTGATTTGTAGATCCTTCAGGTAAGTTATCCGTGGTGGAGCCTCCAAGAATTAACTGTATGTATGAAGAATCAATAACGCCATGTAAGTATGCCGAATCCGTTATACCTGTTATGTAACCCGCATCTGCAATTCCTTTTACATAGCTTGAATCTGCTACGTTTGTTATTGCGCTCGAATCTATATTTGCAGATATGTAAGCTTTATTTGCTACTAACTTTATATAATCTGAATCAGCCCTTGCGTGTACATAAGCTGAATCAACCGTTGAATTGATAACTCCTATCATAGCGGCTGAATCTGTACCAGCTATATTTTTGATAAAAGCTGAATCAATAGCACCGACTCTTGTATCAAGATCAGTAAAGTTTCCATCCATTTCTGCAAAAGTTAAGGCACTATCTTTAGTGCTTCTTAATACAATTGCCATCTACTTGCTCCTTTATTTAACTGTTTTATCTTCGACATAATCACTATTAACATAACCAGGTTTAACATACTTTCCAAGTTCTGTAAGATCCTCAACAAATTGCTCTGTAGTTTCTACAGTAAATCCAAATGTATCATCAGGACTTGCGCTTGCAGGATCAGGGGTTACAACAGTTCTTTGAACTATTGAGTTTGGTGCTGATGCTGAATCCCCTGCAAATTCAATGTTCCCTGTAGCTCTATTTATAAGTCCGGTTTCAATTATCGGGCCATAGAAATTTATACTCATTGTAAAATCAAGAGTGTATATTATAGTTCTTCTTTGTTCTAAAGGTCCTTCGAAGTCGTCTTGAAAGCTTACACCCTGTATTGTTATTGGTACATCTTCTTTTATTGTAGGATATTCTGCAAATGGTTTGATTGTTAAAGTATATTGCGGTGTAAAATACGGAATAATCTGCTCAACTATTTGCAAAGCATCATCTTGATTTTTTGTAAAAGCGTTTAATTGAAAGTTTATAATATAAGGTACTGGAGAATATAGTGATCCTCTAATATCTCTATTGGTCTGTCCTTTCTTTTGAACAGCAAATCTATTTAGTTTAGGTACTTTTCTTGAAGGATCATATTGTATACCAGCAATTTCAAAAGAAAGTCTTGGAAGTTTTAATGCAACTCTTTGTCCAGCTCTTAAATCTGGATCCGCTTGAATTCTTGCCAGATACTTTTCTCTAGGTGCATACGCAAGAGGAACTCTTACTTGACTTATAGTATTACCTGCTGCGTTCTGTCTTACAATATTGATATTGTTAAACATTGTTCCAAACATAGCAACCGCTTTTCTAATTTTTTGATGGTAAAAATAAGTAAACATTAATTATCCTCCGCATCACCAAATGGATTCTTCTCAGTAAAATCTAAGAAAGAATAGTCAAATAAAGAGTTTCCATCGGCGGCATCAAACACATTATTTTGTGCATTTATCTCATTCCACTTGGTACTATCAACAAATGAAAGAATCTGTCTTCTTGGATCAGAATCTGCTGTAACATTTTCAAACGGAGTTTCTACTCTATCATTAATTAACCATGTATTAAAGTAACTATCAGGCGTGGTTTTACTGATTTGGAAAGATCCAAATCCACCGCTATCAGCTCCGATATGAGTTATTTTAACTACGTTAGTCGCTCTATCATAAGTAAGAACCTCACCAGACATTGTGATTCCATCATCTCTAACCTGATAAACTTTTTCTCCAGCCATAAAATCTGGAACATTACTATCTTTACCAGCTGTTAGTAAGAAAGATAATGTAAATCCTTCTTGCTCAACTCCATCGATAGCAGCAACTCCAGTATCAAAATCTTCATCGCCATATTCGAATAGCTCACAGCGTAATTTAAATGTTGGTAAATTACTTAATTGATAAAATGGCTGTTCATGTTCAACATGCATTATTTGAAACATTGAATTAGATAGCGGAAGGTATATTACATCACCTTCTTTTGGTCTACCAATTTCAACATCAGAAGGAAAAGCTGCCTGCGAAAATACGTGATCCCATCTTCTTCTAGAAACTACAAATGTAGCGGCATCTCTTATCTCTACACCAAATCTTGTAAATAAGTCTCCTTCACCATCAAATCCTTCAGTGTTTTCTATATACATTTCAATCTTGTAAGCATTACCAAATTTAGAAGGAATATCTTCTCCTAATAACCTATCTTGATTTACAATAGTTCTTGGAAGGTAATAGACATCCTGTCCATAGATCTTTAATGATTCTATAACTAAGTCTTCATAAAGTTGTTGCTCTGAACGAACTTTTTGGCTAAAGTAATGATTAAGCGCCATGTTTTATCCCATAAAAAAGTCTGGTGGCATTTCATGTTCAAGTCTTATCTCTTCTCTTAGTCTTTGCAATTCTTGTACAGCATCATCATATAATTGACGACCATTTAATTGAACGCCTCCAGGAAGTTGCATACCCTCAAACTTTATTAAATTTGTTCCCCATTGTCTTTTAAATAATTGTGTGGTATATTCTTTCACAAACTTATCGTTGAATACACTAGTAAAACTATTTGGATCAATTATTTGATACACTTCTAATATTATAAACTCGTCTTTTTTAATATCTCCATCATTAAGATCGCCTAATATATGTAATCTATGTTGATGTCTAGAAAATTGTACTAAAGGTTTACCATTCAACTGCATATCAATTAAATTTAAATTCTGTTGCATTTGATTATAATATGCAAGATCACCAGCAAAGTTTTGTAAATCTGCAATGTCATTAAGCATCATTTGATACTTAACGCTAAACATATTAGTTGAACTGTTTATTGAATTAGATAAAGGAAGTAGTCTTGAAACAATATGGACTGAATCAGGCACCGTGATAAAATTATTATTTAGATCGTCTTGAGTTACTTGATGTTTTAAATATGTTCTGTGAGTAGCATCGCTATGAAATTCTTGAAAAATTTCAAGAGCTTCATCTATTCTATCAGAAACCTGATCTTCATCTATATTTACTTCAATAACTGGTTCGCCAAGATTTCTCTTACAATAATCTGCTAAAGTATCTCTTGAATTTATTGCTGCCATGATTTTTCCATACAAATAGTTTTTTACTATTTATATGTAAAATACGCTTAACTTAGCCTGAAAGTGCAGTTGTTGATGGAGTAAAGTTGGCAGAATATATCGCTTGGCCTTTAATTATTCTAAGATTAGAAATATATCCATCGTATGAATGAGATATGCCAGTATACTGCCATAATCTTCCCATTGTAGTTACACCATTACCGCTGTATATTGAATTAAAAGTTCCAGAACCTATGGTCTGGCCATTTTTAAATATGGTTATGGTATTGCCAGACTTAGTAAAAGCCACGTGCATCCACTCACTCAATTTATTAGTTACTGTTTTAATAATAGTCTGATCGTTACTACCATTTTGACTCCAGTAAACTATAATATTTGATGCACTAATACTAAATCCCCACTCTCTTGTAGAATTACCACCTTTTGATATAAAATAATTGTAACTAGCATTAAAATTAGTTGGTTTTAACCACGCTTCTACTGTATAATCACCACCGTAAATTTGATGATCTGCTGATGCAGGTATCGTTATAAGATCTGCATCACCATTAGCAAAATATGCTGAATGCATTCCTGTAGCAGGTCCAGTAGAAGCTGAAACGGAACCACTAGCGGTAAGAGTGTGTGAGCTAGCAGACGCATCAGCAGTAGTAGTTGATGTGGTATATGCGAGTAGTTTAGTATTTGACCCAGTGGCGGTAGGAGTTGTGCCATCTGGTTTTTCCATACCAGAATTAGTCGAAGTCAATGTTACTGGTTTTGAAATATACGGATAACGAGACAAACCTTTACTAATTCTAAAGTCATGCATGTATCCACCTAAACTCCAAGTTGAGTTGTTGCTGTATCTAGATGCTAATCTTATAGTTGTTGTATTAAAATTTACAGTGTTTGTAGAAGTTCCTTGAAGCACTCCGTTTCTATAAAGAGCATGTACACCACTTTGTCTTTGTAAAACAACATGACTCCATTCATTATCTGGTACTACTGGACTGAATGAAACTAAAGCCGGCGAGGTGTTGGCTGGTCCTCCTGCTAAGTCTTTTGACACATTGATACCGGCGCCAGAAGTCGCTGTCACTGAAGACCAGAAACCTTTATATGTTGCATCACCGCCAGTAGGATATACCCATGCTTCATGCGTATGATCTTCAAGTCCTTCAATAGGCTGGTTTATATCGACGTAGTCGTTACTTCCGTCAAAATATATCGTGTTCTCTGAAAAGTGTTGTTGACCAGATGAAGCTACTGCTCCGTCTCCTATAGTAACAATTGTTTGAACATCACCAGCTTTTGGTCCTACGCCTTGTGAAGCATCAAAGATTTTAGAATCTGTAAATGGTAGATGAAGTGTTGTATTTGTTATAGCTGTAAGAGGAGCGGTCGGTGGATCAAAGGCAGCTGTGTAAACAGCTGTTCCTTTTACGATACGAAGATCACTCCATATAGCTCTTGCTTGCCCAGCACCACCAGATGCAGCATCTCTTCCTAAAGTCAAAGTTTGTAAAGTAAAATTATATGTATCACTATAACTGTGTGTTTCTTCTCCATCCATAAACATCTTTATAGTACCACTAGTTCTAACCCATGCAAGATGATGCCATTGTCCTACCGTTATAGTTTGTGATCCGGTCGCTGTAGTAGTACCTGTTCCTGGTCTATACACCGCCATTTTATTAGGATTTAAATAAAGTGCGATTCTTCCAGCTGTTCCTCCTGTAGCTCCAGGAGTACATGTATCCATAATCATTTGATGAACTGATACGTTAAGAGGATACATCCATACTTCTACAGTAAAATCTCCAGTCCCAAACGCAAAATCTGAAGAAGAAGTTGCTGTAAAATAATCGTTTCCTGCTTGTGGAGCTAATAACACTGATCCTCCTCTAGTAGCGGTAGTATACGCACCACTTATATCATACGGAGCAAACGCTCTCATTACAGGTCCAGATACTGTGGGGTGGTGGTTCCATGTGATTCCTGGAATTGAGTCTTTAAAACCAGGCCCACCCATCAATAGTTTTGTGTTTGCAACAGCAGTTAATTTTTCAGTCGGTGGATCAAACTCACTAGTATATACAGCAGTTCCTTTTACAACTCTTAAGTCAGCTATATACCCATGAAAGTATCTGTTTGATCCAGAATTGTTTTTTCCAGTATAAGGAGCTGTAGATGAGTTAAAGTTTGTGGTGTAAGAGTTTGTAGTTCCACCTAGTTGTCCATTGACATATGTTTTTAGTGTTGATGATTGACGTACAAAAGCAATATGAGTCCATCCATTTAATTTTGCTGTTAAAGAAGATCCGTGGCTAGCAGAACCATTCCATAAGACTGGCTGAAGAGTATCATTACTTAAATAGAAGAACATAGTAGGAGATCCAAAATGACCGAAAATCGTCATATCATTATTGACACCACCGCCAGGAATAGATGTTGGGTAAACCCAAGCCTCTAATGTAAAATCTCCAGTTCCAAACTGAAAGTCTGCAACATTTGGATACGATAGATAATCATCACTACCGTCAAACTCCATTGAGTATCCGCTCTCGCGATAAGGACTAAAGGCCATCTGTTCATGTTGCCCGTAAGCTGTAATAGTATGATTACTCGTAGACTTATCATCATAAGTTGAATTGTTTCCAGTTCCAGTAGCTTTCATGAGAATCTGAGTCTCGGCAGTATTTTGTATTACAGTAACAAATGTTAAAGTAAAACTTGAAACTGCTGGAACTATGTTAACACCATCTGTCGCTTTAATAGTTAAAGATCCTGTTAGTGTTACACCATCTGTTAAACTGTCATTTCCTTTTGGAACCAAAGTAAACACTGAAGAATCCTGAGTTACACTCGCCATAGAATCCATACTACCACCAGTCTCAAAACTAAATGATACTCCTAAACTTTCTGGGTCAGAAGCTGCAACAGTAATAGTAATATTATTTCTTGGTGAATCTCCATCAAATTCATAACTTGCAGCAGGAGATGTTGTAAACACTGGATTAGTATTGATCAACGCTACGTTGTACCAACCTGATCCGTTCCAAACATACATTCTGTTTGTAGACTGGACAAGAGCCATTTCGCCGAAAGTGTTACCAACACTAGGAAGAGCCGCAGCATTAGCGTACTGTTGAGCAGACTGCTCAAGAGTTGTAGTCGTGACGGTGCCATCAATAGATGATTTAATTAATGATGTAGCACTGTTTACTGTTGCTGATAAAGCTCTTCCTTTTGATATTGTCATTTTATTCCTTCACTTCTCCTTCTACAGGTGCTGGTTCTGGTTCTTGCGCTTTTTGTTTAGCTAAAAAATCTTCTACTAAGGCATGGATTTTATCATGTACCATTCCAACAGTGCTTAAATCTCCAGCAGCTAAAACTCCACCACGTGTTGCAGCATCAATCACTCCACGAACCACCATCAGGTCTTGCACGGTAATGACTATCCCACCAGTATCTTCTAATTTTTCTACTTCGGGAGTTTGTTCAACTTGTTCTTCAACTTTTTTATTCATTTATTTCTCCATTAATTTTCACTTAATATCCAACCTTGAGTTGCATTATAATAAACCAAGCCTTGAGCAGCTCGATTTACGTTAATTACTAAATTGTCGGTCAATCCTTGTATTTTATGACCATTTCTATTTATAGTTATGTTATTAGTGTTAGCCTGACCTGTTCCATCTATGATTTTAATTTCATCGCCTAGAACGGCAGAGGCCGGTAGTGTTAGTGTTCTTGCTGATGACGTATCTACTATATATGCATTTCCTTTAACTAACGTTACGTTACTTGAAGTTGCATTATATGTTACTGCAGGAAGCTGCCTTGCCTGTACATAATCTGAGTCGATAATCGCAGCAACACTAGCGAACTGTTGTCCTCTAAAACTAGTGTTATGGTTATTAATGATAAGTTCTGAACCAGCATTAACAGAATCTTGCAACGTAATCTGATTTTTATTTTGTAAAGTAAAGTCTTGTGCCTTTGTAAGAAGTAGACCATTTAAGAATACTTGTACTCCAGTAGAATCATAACTTAGTGATGCACCGTTCGCATCGTTACCAGTGTATACACTTTGTCCTTCGGTTGATACGTATCTAAAAGTACTGAATGAAGTTGACGCCGGAACTATTTGCTGTAACCTGGCTTGAATATATGCGGAATCAACTATACCAGGAAGAACACCGACTCCAGTAAGAGTATTTTGTTGTGTGGTAGTAACAATTGATATTTCGTCGCCGCTGTCTAAAGTATTGTTTAAAGTTATTTTATTACTAACGGCACTGTCGACATAGTCAGTGCTTTGCAGTCTAATACCATTTAAAAATACTTCAAAGTTGTTTGAGTCTATAGCTAGACTCTTTCCAGCATTATCATTTCCAGATATAATTGTTGCACCTGAATCAACTGTGTATAAGAATTCTGTAGTTATCGGTGAAACAGAGAAAATACCTAGTCTGCTGTTAATATGATCTGAATCAACGAGATCAATAACGAGAGCAGAATCTAATCCAGCAGTTATCCCTGTTAGAGCTGAACCATCTCCAGAAAATGCTGTAGCAGTCATAGTACCTGACGTTAAACTCATATTTCCTTCATGGGTCAATCTCGCAACTTCAGCAGTAGCTCCA